AATCACCCACCTTGGCAAGACACTTCATACCGACCACTGGGTGGACTTGCCAGTGGATAAGTGCTTAGAATTGAAGGCCGCGTATTACGAAAAGCCTGATTTTGAACTGGTTAACAAAAACCTAAAAGCAGTATACGATGGTAGCACTATCATAAGCACAATTACTAGTTACTATGTAAAAGACCTTATGGCTAAGGTAAAGCTGGAGTCTCCACGCTGGTCAATCGAAGAAGTATTCGAATCTGTGGATTTGATTCGATACTTCTGGAGCAGGGTTCTTTCCAGTGACAAAGTATACCCTAAGACAGATTCAGATATCAAGAACTTTGAGGCTGCATTGCGTCTTAGTGGGGGAGGTGTTGCAATGAAGCCCTCTAACTATCCAATTAAGTCTGTTGACGCTATTTTAGCTAGGTATAATATTAACGGTAAATACTATGACTTTTCATGTGGCTGGGGCGTTAGAATGCTTTCATCGTTGAGAAACAATGTTGAGTATTACGGCACTGACCCAAATACCCTGTTAGTAGAACGCCTCAATCAAATGGCTACTGATTACAACACTGTAAATGGTACATCTGCAAAGTATGACATTCGGTGTCATGGTTCTCAAACATTTGTTCCGGAGTGGGAAAACACTATCGGCGTAGCGTTCAGCAGTCCTCCGTATTTCAATCTTGAAGATTATAAAATTGGTGACCAATCATTTAAGCCTGGCACTACATATCAAGAATGGCTAGATACCTATCTACGACCCACGATAGAAAACATCAAGAAATATTTAGTTGATGATGGCAAGATGCTAGTCAACATTAAAGATTTCCTAGACTATAAGTTATGCGCTGATACTAGGGCCATTGCAGAAAGCTTAGGCTTTCATTATGTAGAAACGCTCACATTGAAAAACATAACTAGACCAAGTGCTAAAGTGGACTTAAATACAGACGAAGGCATCATGGTATTCTCAAAGAAGCCTGAACAGCCTATCCCCTCACCCTTGAGTTTATTTTCGTTTGGGTAATTGCGAGTTACTAAAGATTGACAACCATATCAAACTGTGATAAAGTGAGAACACTATGAACATATTCTATGTAGATTCGAATGCTGAGGTCGCTGCTCGTAGCATGGTTGACCGCCATGTAGTTAAAATGATTCTAGAGACTGCACAGTTGCTTTCTACTGCCCATCGTGTCATTGACGGTGAGGAGTATGTAGGACAGTCACAGTCTGGACGCAAAGCAAAACGATGGAGGCTATCAGGCAATGCTGACGCTATTATGTATGCTGCTACTCACATTAATCATCCTTCAGCAGTTTGGGTTCGTGAAAACTCTGCTAACTATGATTGGTTGTATGATCATCTTTTGGCTCTTGGTCGTGAGTATACCTATCGTTATGGTCGTACTCATCTTACTATTGATAAGCTAAAAGACATTCTTGAGGACGCTCCTGAGAAAATCACACAAAGCAAAGTAATGACTAAGATGCCATCTTGTATGGATAAGCAGTACATCGTTAGCTTAGACCCAATTACGAACTATCGTAACTATTACAATTACGGCAAGACTGACTTGCTTCGTTGGTCTAATCGTCCTCCCCCGCAGTGGATTGATGGTACGATTATCATGACCGATGGTAAAAAGCAGATATATACTATACAGAGGTAAAAACATGTTTGATAAAATTAAGAAGTGGTTTGCACCAGAAGAGGTTAAGCCAGAACCAGTACCAGAGGTAAAGAAAGCTTCTAAGAAGAAAGAACTAAGTCCTAAAGAGAAGGCAACCTCTATAGGAGAACCTTATATCGCCATTTTAAATGTTGATCTTGATCCTGGTGATATTAACAACGGTTCGTTTGAGCTTGATTGGAATGATAAGTTTGTAGCTAACTTGATTAAGCAAGGCTATAAAATTCGTCCTGATGATACTGATGCACAAATCGTTGATCGGTGGTTCCAGACTGTTTGCCGTAACATTGCTCTTGAAGTTTATGAACAAGAGATTGCTGACCCGGATAAGCGTGAATCAGAAATGCGTATTATACAACAGCGTGATTTGGGTAACGGATTTACCGAAGTAAGCTGATGTCAATCAGAGAAGATGCCGGGCGCCTTGCTAAAGCTAAAGGTCATGAATTTGAACAAGAGGTAGTAGATTTTCTATCTAGCAATCTTAAGAAAACTTTCATTCTTGAAGGTTCTAATACAACTAAGGTTGATGCACGAAGTTCTGACAATTTACTAAGATACAGTATTAAGAAAACTCCCAGCGGATTACAGGTGGGATTGATTACACAGCAAAATTTTATCAATGCATTGAATATTACTGATACGGATATTATTCAGTTTATAAATGAATTTTTTGGCGGCAATGATTACGCAGAGTATAATCGACACCGAAAGAAGGTTCATGAAATTGACCCTGTCTTATCTAGCAAATTCTTACAGTTCTTGCATAATTCAGCAGAAGACATTTGTAAGGTTGCCATCACGCACGGCAGTCTGAATCAAAGTGATAGTGTTAACTATATTATCTTCCCTAAAGTAAAGCATGATGTAAGAACATTAAAAGCTGTTGAGGTGTCCTCTTTTATACAAGATGTGAAAGAAAACGGAGTATGGCAATTTAAACCTACTACAATTGACTTAATAGTTAGTGGAGTAAAGGTAATGAACATTCAAATGTTTGGCTCAGGTACCAAATACAGCAATGGTTACCATGCTTTACAATTTAGAATCACATGCGGAAAAATCAACGAGAAACATGTAACCTGTATAAATACGTGACCACAAACATTGACAAAAGGTCTATTACATGTTACAATCTAGAATGATGACAAAACAACTAATCTTTACGGAACAAGACTTCATTGATCAATTCAATTTACCTAAGGTAACCTTTGAAGAATTCTGTGATAGAATCAGTGTTTTAAACATCACTGACAAGTCCGGTACTTTTGCAATTAGGGCTAATCTAAATGATTTTGTAGATAAGGTGTGCAAGAAAGATACTGATACTCGCAAAGAGAGATTAGACCTATATAAAAATAATCTGTATAAGATACTAGTTACTGATGCAGACAAAACATTACAAAGCTGGTTCAAGCGTTACGGCGAGTTAAAGGAACCGATTGACTTTTACTTGAATATTCCTCGTGCTGACATACTTAATGAGGATGATAAAGTCTTTACTGGCCGGACTCTTTCTAAATATGGAAAACTCTGTAAGAATATTAACTTTGTAAATTTCTACAACACAAAGAAATTATACGATAATGATAGTGAGTACACCTTCGGACTGATGAAAGTTATGTTCGAAGAATTCAAGATTCGCAACAGTTTGGTTGGTCCTGCTTTCTTTGACCATATCTGTAAATACGAAGGTGACAGTGGTCAGTTTTGGCTAGACTTCATGATTGGAGCAAATCGTGCTAGCATCTTTAATCCAGCAACTTACCGCGGAATTCTTGATAATATATTCACAGGAGAAACTCTCTTTGCCCCGGTTATGGGTTGGAATGCGTATCAGTTAGGATTTTATAATAGTAAATTTACTAACTTTATTGCTACTGATGTTATTCCTGATGTAGTTCAGAACGGTTCCTTGTTACACGAGGAATACAAGAAGTATCAGAATGATAGTATTTTTGTATTACCGGAGAAGAATGTTGACCTATATCTATGTCCAAGTGAGCAGTTAGATGCTAAACATAATTTTAGCGAAAAATATGCTGACAGCGTAGATGCTGTATTATTGAGTCCGCCGTACTTTGACTTAGAAATTTATCCTAGTGAAGACCAAAGCTTTACTAGTTTCCCTGATTATCAATCTTGGTTGATAGGTTATTGGGAAGAAACTATTAAGTTATGCGTTAAGGTAATGAAGCCCGGGGCAAAGTTAGGATTTGTAATCAGTAATTATCGTAATGTAGATAAACAAGAGGTATCTATTAGTCAGGATATGCGAGATATTGCAGCTAAACACTTGACATTAATTGACCAGTATAGAGTGCAATGGAGTGCGATTTCTGGAACTAGGCAAGCAAAGAAAACTAGAGACGGAAATTTTGAAGATTTATGGGTTTTTGAAAAAAAGGATTGACAATTGCACAAAATAGTAGTATATTAATAATATCAGTAAGCTATTGTTGAGGTTTAATATGTCTAAGTTTCCTATTAAGTTTACCCCGTCTACTACAATTCCGCTGGCTAGAATGATCCATCATGATCTAAAGCGTAAGAAGGGTGAGTATCGTACATATAAAGTATCTGACTTAGTTTTGGGAACTTTATCAGATAATGCTGAATGGCAAAAACATATTAGAAAATTGCTAGCAGATGGCGTTACCTATTCACGGGACAAGCGAATCAAATTCAAAGCAGTAAAAGTGCGTGACATTTGTGTAGATGATGATGTTCAGCGTTCACTTTCACCCAAACATTGTACTAATATCGGAAACCCTGAATCGTTTAACGAAAGCTATCTATCAGCAATTCAGTGCATTAAGATTCCTGGTAAAGAGGAATATCACTCGTTCAATGCACAACATACTGTCGTGTTAGAGGCTGCATATGCGTATAATGGCATTTGGAAAGACTGGACCGGTGATTGGCTTGACTTAGAGGTTCCAGTAACTTATATTGAAACAGACAATCGGGCGGTGGCTCGCCAAGCATTCCGCGTGTTCAATGGACATGGCTCACTAAAGATTAGTCCTTATCATGACCACAAGACTGATGTTCTCATTTATCGTGTAGATGGCAATCTTGACCTTGAATTCAAGCAAGCACATACCCTACAAGAAATCACAGAATCTTTGGGTTTTGAGTTCCAATCAGACAATCCTGATGACACTAATATAGGGCTGCCGGGTTGCATTACTCATATGTCTGCTGCCCGTAAGTATTATGATAAGCCCGAACATTGGCGTTTCATTCTAACTACTCACAAAAAGTATTGGCCTAACCTTCAGCTAGCCGGTATGGAAATTGACTTGTATGGTTTTATGTATGAATACATGAGCAAAATCGCAGATGTAAAGTCTGCTGAATTTGAGCGTGACTTTTTAGAACCAATTCATGCAATTATTCAAAATCTGTTTCAAACACCAGCAGTGTTTGGTGTGGATAGTAGTAATACATTTAAGCGTTGGTATGCAAAAACATGGGACGTTAATGAGAAGAATGCTAAGGTTGATGCACAAGGTTCGTTTGTTCTGTTGTTAAAGATGTATCGTAAACTTAAAGGTACACATAAGCTTCCGGATATCGTTGATCTATATGATAACCAAAAAACAGGAGATGCAACTGAATATCTACCTGATGCTGCAAAGAAGGTTTTGAAAAAACATGGTTGAGTCATATGGATTTTTTTATGGAATAGAAACTTCTCATTTCATTAAGATTGAAAATGAGTTTTATCAAATCCAAGGGTTTGGCATTACTACTGCTCCTAAAAAGCGAGTATCGCAGTACAGTGACCATTCTGGCACCGATCAAGAATTTCATGTTCTGTATTTTGGTCTTAATACTGCGATAAAGTCATTAGAAAACATCGTAAAACAAATGCTAGCTAGTGAGGCTCACACTATACATGGGCAAAGAGTAGAATGGATGGCTCCTAAATCAAAGTTTAAAAAGGCTGACCTAATTGAACTCGTAGAAAATATTATACGAAGTCAGAATTTACAGGTTCAGAAAATTAAAAGCTCCTATCTTCCTTTTGATAATTCTGCTATACACAAAAAGCTTACTATCAAACAGATTGCTAATAATCCGGATAAGTACCTTGAGGACATTTAAGGCTTGACAAGTACGCATAAATCGTGTAATATATAAGTATATTAACAGAGAAAGTACCACATGAAATACGCATTGATTGACACAGCTAATACTTTCTTCCGCGCTAGGCATGTGGCTAGTCGAAGTGCTGACACATGGGAAAAGATTGGCATGGCTATGCATCTTACTATGGCTAGCGTAAATCAAGTTCAACGCATGTTTGGTATTGACCATGTAGTGTTCTGTCTTGAAGGTCGTAGCTGGCGCAAGGATTTCTATACGCCATATAAGGCTCATCGCAAGCTTGATGAGTCTGCTATGACCGAGCGTGAAGTTGAAGAAAACAAGATGTTTTGGGAAACATACGAATCATTTACTACCTATCTTCGTGAAAAGACTAATACTAGCGTCTTGCGTGTTCCCAACGCAGAAGCAGATGATATCATCGCTAGGTTCATCGCACTTCATCCTGATGATGAACACTTCATCATTTCTAGTGACACTGATTTTGTGCAATTGATTGCAGAGAATGTGCATCAGTACAACGGTGTTGCTGGTCAGTTGATTAAGATTGATGGTTACTTCAATGACCGCGGTAAGCCTGTCAAGGACAAGAAGACAGGTGAACACAAGCTGCTTGAGGACCCGGAGTATCTACTGTTCAAGAAGATTATTCGTGGTGATGCAACTGACAATGTGTTCAGTGCATACCCTGGTGTCCGTGAGAAGGGTTCTAAGAATAGCATAGGCATCCGTGATGCATTTGAGGATCGTGAGAAGCAGGGTTTCAAATGGAATAATATGATGCTTCAACGCTGGGTCGATCATAATGGTGATGAACATCGTGTCAAGGATGATTACGAACGCAATAAGACACTAATTGATCTTAGTGCGCAACCTACTGATATTAGGGAAGCAGTGGATAATGTAATCAAGAATGATGTTCGCACTACCTCTACCCCTAATGTTGGTATCCATCTTATGAAGTTCTGCGGTAAGTATGAGTTGACTAAGATTAGTGAACAGGGTGATACTTACTCAAAATGGCTTAACTCTACCTATAAAGGAATACTCAATGCCAATTGATCCTGTATATCTCTGTAAGGATTGCAAGTTTAGCAAAATGAGCATAGCTAACAATGTTTTTACGCTCGGTGGCCTAGTGGGTACTAAAGGATTCATGTACAAATGTACTAGGACTTTTAAGCCAGCCCGTGATGTAATTGATCCGATTATCGGTATGGACCGCATTAAGGCTGAAATTAGCTACTGCGAACTTGAGCGCAAGCACGGTGATTGCGGGCCTACTGCAAAAAACTGGACAGCAAAACATAAGAAAGATTTATTTAAAATGTTAACAAAGGAAACATATGACTGAACTAGTCGCAAAACCAATCGTCAAGAACCAATTTTGGATCGTCACTGATGGTGAGAAAAAGGTTGGTAATATTGAAGCTAACAACGCTGGATACGGGGTGCGATTAAATGGCACCTTCCTTCAGTTCAACAACGCAGAAGACCTGAAAAAGCAAACCCAAATTAAGTTTGCAAATCTAAAGCAATCGTCTAAGGTACAGGTTCCATATCCAGAGTATCCTACTACTGCACGAGTTTATAACTCCGTGTGTGATGTTACTCGCGGCCTGCATTTATTTACTAAGACTAAAAAGAGTAAGTGCCTACATGCTGCTGGGTATTTTGTAGTTGATCAGAATGGTATCAAATCCGTACAGTTCTGCCCGAAGTATATCTTCATTCAGCGTTACCCCTATAAGGGCCCCTACAAAACCTCAGATGAGGCAAATAGACAGATAAATAGTTAAAGATGTTAAATATTAAGCGATTCATAGATAAGGTTGCGGTAGCAGAATCCAAGCAAACTAAAGATTTAGTATTGCCGATGTCCGACGCTCGTGGATTGCGGGATGAAATATCAAAACTATTATCTGACCTTTATGATCTGTCACAAGATCAAAACGCCGCAAAGGAAAATGAAATAGTTCAAGTAGAAATTAAGGGTGGCTCATTCTGATGAGTAGAACCCAACCTAATATCCTGCTGGAGTATGTAGATAAGAAAACATACAAAACAGACCAGATTGTAGAAGCCGCAGGTATTTGGGCGGTGTTTTATGATGACCAACCAATCAATTTAAAGTCAAGTCATTATCTCGCAAATGATGTAGCACCTAAATATAAGAAAACAAGCTTTTCAAATCCAGGTCATGCTAGGAATCTGTGTCGAAAACTAAATGCACAATTCAAAACTGATAAGTTTACTGTAGTGTTTATGAATAGCGGCAGGGTAGTATACCCAGATGATCTATCCCAAGACCAAATCTGATATTGTCAAACTTGTATTAAATGAAGTAAAGGATGACCCTGATTTTCCTTGGAAAGATAAGTCGGTCGATCAGTTAGTATTTCAATGGTTCATGACAGGTAGAAGTGGTTCCGGGCTAAGACTTACTGATGCCGGCGCTCAAGCACTTATTTCTGCAAAAATCTCTCATTATAATTTTGACTTCAATCCTCCAAAAAATGTTAGGGGAGAAGTAAATTGGGGGAAATATACTGTCATCTTAGATAAAAAAGTAAACTGTCCCTACTATGTGGGAATCAATGTAGTTGACAATGGTAAGAAACAACCGTATATTAGAATATACGATCACAAGATAGCAATGATGATGACCTTATACGGTGACTTTCAAAGCTATCTAGATTCGGTTAAATAGTTATTGTTTTTGTTCGCACTTGCAGCATAAATAAATCGTAGCAAAGCTACATCACACACAGAGGAAAAAATTATGAAGAATATCACTATTGGCCTGCTTATGGCCCTCACACTATCAACCCCAGCACTTGCTTCTTGGAAGACTGAATTGTTCACCAAGCTTGATGCAGACACTAGCGGGGAAATCACCCTTACTGAATTGACTGGCGCAGGTTGCCGCACTCAGCCTAAGTTCTTTAGCTATGCTGATAAGGATCGCAGCAATGGTCTTAGCAGAGTTGAGTTCTTCAACAACCGAGACCTTCTCGGTCGTTGCAACTAAGGAGACCATCAATGATTAAAGTTTTAATTGAAAATACTGCTGAGGCTATTCAAGCTTCAAAGAAGATTTTTGTAGATACTTTTGTAAAGCATGAAGGTCTAGCAAAAAATATGCATGATTTTGTAGATGCTCAAACCGAGTACACTAAGAAAGCAATTGAGGTTGGTTTTACTACTGCCAGCAATATGCATAAAACTGTTACTGATAAATCATTTTATACAGAAACCGCAAAGTCAATGCAGGAATCTGCAAAGGCTATGTTTAACACACAGAAGAAGAAAGAAGAAAAGTAATAATGACAAATAAAGCACTATATGCGTCACGAGCCGGATTCATCACTACAATTTCAGGGATGATGGTTCTAACCTTCGCATTCATTGCAACCATTTTATAAGGAAATATATCATGAGTGATAACAAGATTCCAGGACTTCCTGAGATTAAGTTCAATAAGAATGGATATGAAATCCGTTCTGATATTTTGGGCCTAGCTGAAAAGCTAGTCATTGAAGAATATAAAGCTAAACTGTTTGGCTGGGAAGTATCGCAAGCGAAGGATGACGATGGTAAGATTGTTACCAAAGTCTCTGCGCCGGAGTTTCCTGGACTTGAAAAGGTCCTTGAGACCGCTCAAAAGATGTATGATTTTGTAAATCAGAATCCAAAAAAGTAAAAAAAACGGTTGACAAAAGGTCTCCTTGGAGCTATAGTCATAATATAGCTTCTAAGGAGATTTTTTATGGGTAACGAAGATTTTGTCAGCTATGTGCTTAGCTTCTATAACGGCATTGATGGTATCTATAAAGATGTAGATGCTACTCAAGCCGAAGTCATTGATGCTACCCGTAAGCTTGAAAAGATGTATCGCAGTCACGGCGAAGAACCTGTGTATGACAGCATCGACCGTGAGCGTGTCCGAGATTTTATCCTAGAATCTCGCAAATAATCATTTTTCGGTTGACATTGCTTACCCATTTTGCTATAGTGAATATATAGCAAGGAGATACTAAATGGCTCGTTATCAACGCCCTTCGTACAACACTGTTGATGTTTTTGCTGCTGCGTGTGCAGCTACCCGTGTCAACGGTGGCTACCTCAAGTACACCGAAACTAACGATGAATCTGGTACTAGCAAGCTTGCTAACAAGGTTCTCATCCGTCAGTTTCTTGACGGTACCTTTGATGTGCGTGACAGTGACCGTGAACAGGGTGAAAAGGTCATGCAGCATTGCCGCAGCCTTACTTTCAAGCTGCTGACTGACAAGCGCCTCTCTGATTTTGAGCAGAATATGCTCTCCATCGTAGAGAAGGAAACGCTTGATAGCAACTATGATATTGCTATCGTCTCCTCGCTCCCTAACACATACAACCGCAGTGAATATCATC